CCGCTACCTGGTTGAGGTCATCCCATTCTACGTAGCCGTAGAACTTGTTCCGGACGGAACGGACCGCGCCGTATAGCGCGCGGTCCATCTCCTCTTCAGTCAGCGGAGCTGCCTCCGTATCATCGAACTGTTGATCCATCAAGCCTCTTCGTTTCCTTGAACCAGCTACCGCAATCATTGCATCGGTACTGCTGGTAAATGCCTGTCGCAAGCTGTCGCGGACCGCGACGCTGGTAGTTGATACTACCACAGCGAGTACAGGCCTTTGTACCCGGATTCTCATCGTACAGAAGGATATTCGGGTAGCTTGCAATCCAGGGCAGTAGCTTGTCGTGCAACTTCTCGGTGATCACAACGTCCTGCATATTGTACTCGCGCATTCGCGCCCACGCCTCAGGATCACCAGCCATGCACTTGACCCACAGTTCGTGACCCTCATGCTTGGCCTTGTTCTCGCCAAGCAGCTTACCTGCCACGTAGTCCAGCTTCATGCTAGGCCAGCCGAACACCCTCTTAACCGTCTGGTAGAGGTCGATCTGCTGGTAAGGCTTGGGAACGTCGAAGCCGTTCTCGATGAACGCACTGTTGAGCCGTGGCATATCAAACTTCTTGCCATTGTACGTGACAATGGCGTCAGCCAGGTTCACAGCCTCATAGAGTGCGTCGAGGGGGAAAGCCCTTGGCAGAAATTCCTGAAAGCTGGGGCCAACACAGAACTGTGCTCTGCTGTCATCGTGCCACTTCCAAGCTGCACACAGCAGCTCTGAGGACTCCATGAGCTGATTCAGGCCAACATGCTGTTGTCCCCAAAGCTGCCACACATGGGCCAGGTTGGGTGTGGTCTCGATATCAAGAGTCAGAATCTTGATGGCTCCTCCAAACGGTATTCCAATTGGAATGCCTTGCCCAGCGTACGATCCCATTCACGTTGAACCTTTTCGCCCTCAACCTCAGCGAAACCCATCAACTCGATTGTCAGCAGAAAATCCTTGACCCGTTGTTCTGCGATTAGCAGTTCTTGATAGCGCCTGCTTCTGAGGATTCTCATCAGATCACCATTGCTAGGCAGATGAGAAAAAAGAGCGGCAGGAACACGAACTGGTAGACCCTGTCAGAAACCTTCATCAGATCTCTCCTGTGTCGTAGTCCGGGATCGGAACAGTGTAAATGTCATCGTCGTCTGCCTCGAACCACTTGGCACCGATGTTCAGATCACGCACACGGCGGGCCTGAAGGGCCCGTGACTCCTCTTCCGAGGTGGCTGCCAGGGCCTCATAGCCCTGGAGCTGCGCTAGCTCCTCAGCGTCCACCGTACGAGCTGCCTCAAACATAGGCTTGCCGTCCCAAACGGGTGGATCCATGTGGGGGATCAGTCGGTTCGCCAGTTCTGCTACAGTCTCTGTGTCCTGCAAGGCCAACCAAATGTCTTCGATAGCCTGAGAGACATCAACCAGGCTGGTGGTCTTACGGAGCTTCCAAGTGGTTTCCTTGGCTCCGTCTGTTACCTTCAGGACCAGGGAGGTCTTCTCGACCTCCCATGTAAGCTTCTTAGTCACAATCTTCCACCGTTTCCTCGGGATACTGCCAGTCGTACTCTAGAGATTCCAGAATGCCCTGAAGCGTCTGTGATTCCCGTTCGTGCTCCATGAAGCGCTCGTACAGCTCATTGGAGATCTCTACAGGACCGGCACCAGTCTTGGTGGGGAAGTCGAGGGTGTAGTAGCGCTCGTACTGACTGTCCCACTCAATCCAAACCTTCACGCCCACTGATCCACCACGGCCTTTCGAATGCGCTTGATTTCGCAGGCGAAATACTGATTGTTGGCCCACTCTTGGGCCCGATCCTTACTGCTGAAGATGCCATGAACATCAATGACGCCTGACCAGTCGCCATGCATCTCGACTACGACCCACTTCTCATCATTCATCTTCAAGACCATTCTCTTCGATGTCCACCAGGTCCCAGGCGATATCAGCCAGACCGATATCCGGCTCTTCGAACCAGAGGCGAATGTGGGTCATCCAAGCCTCCTTGTTGAGGTAGCTGTTCCAGCTGTCACGAACACGCTCTTCCCAGAATGCGCCACGATCATTGGCCAAGGATGTTTCGGAAATAGTACTCACCTTCCAAAAGGTACATGCTGTTGACGTCCTCACCATCCGGGAGCTGCACTCCCTCAACACTCTGCGGGAACTCATCCATCATCTTCTTGATGAAGCGATGACCGGCAGCATCACCATCACCGAATACTACGATTCGGCTGAAGTCCTCAAAGAGTCGGTGCCAGTGTCGCTTCCACGATTCGGCCCCTGGAAGTCCACAACTAGGGTATCCAAGCTGCCGTAGAATGAGGCGGTCCAACTCGCCTTCGGTGACTGCGATCGTGTCGCCAGCAGATACGAGATCCTCCACGCCAAAGATTCGTAGAGAGGATCCAGGCCTGCCGAGATACTTGGCACAGCCCACTTCTCCACAGTCGTGCTGCCGTAGGCATCGATAACGCAAATCGACAACACCCGATCGGGTGATGTAGGGGATGGATAGCCTGTTGAAAGCAGCGTCTGCATCTCCGTGAATCGCTTCATCGACCACTCCTAGTCTTGCCGTAACGGCTGTGTCCTCGGTAATCCCTCGGCCTTCCAGGTACTCGGCCGCGACGTACAGGTTGTTCTGATACCGACTCGTCTGGCTCTCCAGCAAGTTCCTTTGCTCTTGCGTAAGCGTCGGCAAAGCTCAAACCTCCCTGCCTGCTCAGCAGGCCTACAGCATCGCCCTTGACTCCGCAGCTTCCCGCGAGGCACTTGAAGTAGTAGTCATTGTGCCAGGCGGATGGGTTATCATCTTCGTGGAAGGGGCACCTCAGCTTGGAGCTGTAAGAGCTGACCGTTGCGCCGAAGTGCCCTTCCAAGACAGGAACGATCAGGAACCTAGAGGTCTGCACGCTTCAACACCTGCGGCTCCCCAAAGGCCTTGTCAACCAAGCACCACTTGTCGTTGTACCACAGAACCGTTGCCTGATAAGGAATATTGCTCATGTGGTAGACTTCAATGAGCTGGCCAACCTCAATAGGCTTCACCTTCTTGGTGAAGGTGACTTCCATGTCCCACTCATCGGAACTGAACGTGCCGTAAGGATTCCCATGGCCTTCAGAAGCGAAGATGCGCCAGGACATGTCTCCTTCGTGATAATCCCCACGGACTTCGTTGCCGATGTAGGCATTCTTAAACGTCTTCTTCTCGACTGTCATCGATGAAATCCTCCAGGTACATAACCACAAAGCTCTTACCGATAGGCTTCCGTGGATTCTTTACCACGAGTACGGGTGTTGGACGTACCTCAGAGCCTCTGACTCTAGCGTATTGATCTGCTTGCTTCCCAGCAGCGATGAGTCTTGCTCCGAGACTGGCTGAGGTGTTGGCGTCTCGATTGGCCTTGAGCTGGAGGACGAACTCTCCCTCGCCAAGAACAACGTCTCCTTCATCAGGGACAGTTCGTGCAATGCGCGCTGCAATCTGACTTCGGCCTCTGAGATAATCAACAACGTCTGTCTCAAAGCCTGTTCCGTAAGACTTGTTGGCATTAGTCACCAAGATTCCTTTCTAGGCTTCCGCAGATCCATCTGCACAGAGAGAACCTGGCCCAGAGCATGAACGATCTCGGTCGCGGCCTCTTCCCACGAAGAGCCATCGTATGGGTAGAACATCAGAGGATAGCCACCCAGGGTGACATCGTAGCCCTCATAATACCCTGTGTTCTCGTCTGGGTCGTCGGACTCGTGGTCCTTGAATTCCAAATCCAGATGGAATCTCACTCAAGCTCCTCAAGTGTTGCGATTGTGGGATCTACCAGGAACTGGATACTGCTGTATCCTGTAGCATCACCAAAGCCATTGCGGTTCTTCACAGGTGCCAGGTAGAAGGTGTTTCCGTCATATGCTGTCGTAAGAACAAGCACAGCGAACTTGTCCACCTTCTCCAAAAGCGCCTTCTTGGGCTGTGTAGGATGCCCATCGATGTTCTCACTTGTGTGGTGTGCTATGATGATACAAGAGCCCGTTTCACGGGCCAGCTTGTCCAGGTACTTGACGATGGACTGAAGGCTACCGCCTCCATCCTCATAGTAGTCTACCTTCATCAGAATGTCAACCACCACAAGGTGGGGGTTTTCACCCCACAGTTCCTCGAAAGCAGCCAGCTCCTCTTCAATGTCCTCAAGGGACGGAGAGGGGTCAAAGGACCAGCGTACCCAGTCCATGTCAGACAGCTTCTCAGAAGCCCACTCAGGGTCCCGTAGCGCCTTGTCGCGCATGATGTTGCTGTCTTGCTTGGTGCGCCTGCTGAGCATGCGTGAGATGGTGTCCATCTCGTTGGTGTCGTTGCTGATGTACAGGGTGGGGATCTTGAGCTGGTCCACCATCTGTGCCAGGAACATAGACTTCATGGAGCCTGACAGACCTGCCACAAGAGCCGTGCTTCCACGGTGGAAGCGAATCCCTCGATCCTTCAAGGATCGGAAGACATCAGGAAGGGGCTCACCGTTCGTGAGCCCCCGCCTAACGGCACGAGCCAGCTTGAAACTCAAGCTTCTCCTAGCGCTTCTTGTTCAGGAACTTCGGAGCACACTGGTTGGGAGAGCCCTTGGGCTCCGGGCAGAAGTAGCCCGTCCATGGTCCCTTAGCAGACTCGCCCTTGCGCTGAGTAGCGCCGCCGTGAGCACAGGTGTACTCACCCTCATCCTCATTCCACTCTACAGCGCCCTGTGGGGCGCTCGGAGCACTGTACCCTGTGGTAGTTCCTCCGGAGGGCTTAGAGAAGCCCTGAGAGCCACCGAAGGCCTTAGCCAGCTCCTTGCCCTTACGGGCAGTGAGGTCCATCAGCTCATCGAGCTGATCATGCTGAAGGGTGGACACAGCCTCTTCCACAGAGTTCGCGTGGAAGACCAGCCAGGGGGAATCGAAGCCGGTTCCGGCCTTGAGAGTGACCGTGAGAAACTCACGGTCAGACACCACTTCCTTGTCCTTCTCAAACACGGCGTCGTCCCACACATCAACCTCGGGAGTTTCCTTCTTGACTACCAATTCAGTCTCCATAGTTTGGGTTGAGCTTGTCATACTGTCGAGTGAGCGGGCTATCTCCGGACTGTAGAAAACAACCAGAGGAGACCCCGCAAGTTCCGCACTGCTTTCCCCGGTTGGGGAGGAAAACTCCGGAGCTGATACCATCGTACCATTCCTTCGCCATCTCGTCAACAGCCTCTAGTGTCCACGTACCTGTTTCCATCAGGTAGAACTCATCATCCTTGAACATGTAATTCCATGCACTGATATCTGAGTTGCCCTGGAACGTACGAGTGTACTGCGTACCGTGCGTGTTTAGCCAGATATCGAACAGAACAGAATAGATACCAAGCTGCTGATCAGAGTCGGGACGTGTGCTGCCAGTCTTGAGGTCTGCAATCTGAAACCCCTGGATCGTACGATCCACTCGGGCACGATCGATATACGCCTTGATCTCAATACCGGAGGGAAGGGTGGTGGATACATCCAACTCAACCCACTCCCACTCCTGATCACGATCAGCCCACCGCTTCACGTACCGTGGACCTTGCACCATCCAGTGTTCACGGCCCTGTGCTCTGGCACCGTAACCGGCCTTACGCCACTTGCCCTGATCTGGCTCAGTATCTTCAGCGTCAAAGATTTCGTTGTTGAATGCTGTGTAAAAAGCCATCTCAGGACTGTCGTCCCACTCACCTGTATCAAGCCACTCCGTGGCCTTGTGCACTGCACTTCCACCGATAAGCCACCAAGCAGGTGCTTCCTTCACACCAAGCTTACCAAGCTCGTACGCCTTACCGCAACGAATGTAGCTGTTCATAGCTGAGTGGCTTGTGTGCTTCGGTAGTTGAAATTCGATCATCCACTTCCCCAATCTTGCCGGTCTTCTTGCTGAAGCCTCGATAGACTCCACCCCAGATTCCCACAGAATCAGAATCCCTGGCCGCCTCTAGACAGGTCTCACGCACAGGGCACTGTGGACAGTGCTTACGCCACTCGGCGTTCTCTCGGAGGTAGGCCAGCTTAGGCTGGTTACCATCGTCAAAGAAGATTGCAGGATCGACGTCAGCGCAAGCCGCTTCGTGCTGCCACTTCCTTGGTTGCTCCGCCTCCCAACCATCATAAGCTACAGGCTCCTGCTGCACTCTGTCAACCCGGGCTGGTTGTCGCAGGTAGGCGAGCTGTGACTCCTGGAGACCATCATAGAACCACTCGCGGTAGCGACCCTGGTGGAGGAGGTCTTCATCGTAGCTGAACTGGTCCGCAGCACCAAACTGGTAGCCCCACGCTCTGCGCGTGTCCATGTTGCCTGAAGGGTCGAAGGTGTGGTTGTACGGCTGCTGGGGAAGGATTCGGTGCGTCATGCCGAGAAGACTACCACAGGGTGTCAAGGCCACCTGGTTGGTGGCCGGGTTGACAGACACCGCAACCTCTGTGTAGGATACTACCACCGGTCCTAAGGAAAGAACCGGTTAGAGGGGCGCCCCTAAGGCGCCCTTACTTAGGGAGTACAACTTGAGAGTACTCGCAGGTGGTAGTATCAAGGTACCCGAAGGGTACGATGACCTGACCGCTATGTGGGAGTGGATGGAACGCCAGCACACGCTGGCGTTGGACCTTGAGACTACAGGTCTTGACATCTACTCGGAAGACTTCCGCATCCGGCTGGTCGTGTTGGGTACGCCCACAGAGGCGTACGTGTATGACTACGAGACGATGCCCTTCTGGGCAAACGATCTGTTCCTTAGACTAGACAGCAAGCGTCTGATCATGCACAACGGCTTCGGGTTTGACATCCCGGCCCTAGCCAAGGTGTTCCCAGCACACAGCATCGAGCGTCTGTCTGCACAGACGCGGGACACTAAGATCATAGCACATCAGCTCGATCCGCGTGGTCGTGATGAAGGTGGCATCGGGCAGGCTCTAGAGGATCTTCTGGCACACTACGTGCCAGACTGTCACAAGCTGAAGAAGGAACTCACAGATGAGTACGCCAGACTGCGACGAGAGAAGCTCCTCCCGAAGGGAGCCACTGCCAAGACTTCGGACATGTACCGATGGATGCCAATTGACAACGAACTCTTCCTCATCTACGCGGGAACAGACGCCATCGGAACAGCCCGACTCTTCAAGGCCCTCCAGAAGCAAGTAGATGTCAACAGTGAGTTGACAAGGAACGATCACAAGGTTGCTATGATCGCATCCTTGATGGATGCCAAGGGCTTCCTACTGGACCAGGAATATACACAGAATTTGGCTGATGCCCTCTTCGAAGAGGAGGAGCGTCAGAAGGATATCGCGTGGGAGTATGGCCTGGAGAACATCAACTCCCCTGATCAGGTGTATCAGGCGCTTATCAAGCGCGGTATTCAGATCACGGACATTACAGCCAAGGGCAACCCGAAGGTTGACAAGAACCTGTTCGCGGCCCATATGGATGACCCGCTGGTAGTGGCTATCGTAGAGGGAAAGAAGGCAGGGAAGTGGCGGAAGACGTGGGTGGAGAAGTTCCTCAACAGCATGGACTCATCTGGTCGAGTCCATCCCTCCACGAATACCTTGCGTGCTCGAACTGCACGCTTCTCCATTTCAGGAATTCCAGCACAGACACTACCCAGTTCGGACTCCCTTGTTCGCTCATGCTTTGCGGCAGACACTTCCGAGCGTATCGTAGGAGTGGACTACTCCAATCAGGAGCTGCGGTTCGCCGCAGCTAAGGCACCTGATGCCCGTATGATCCAAGCGTTCCGTAACGGTGAGAACCTTCACATGATCACCGCTGCTGTTGCCTTTCCGGGGCAGGACGTGTCAAAGGGTACAGAGCCATACGCTCTGGGTAAGATGGGTAACTTCGCTGTCGGTTACGGTGCCGGTGTTTCGGGGCTGGTTCGGCAGGGTATGACAAGGGAGCAGGCCGTTGCTGTCCGCAACGGTATCAAGAGTGCGTACAAGGGCATGAGTGCCCTCTCTGACAGGCTTCAGGCAGAGGCCAAGAGGAACGGGTACATCACTACGTGGACGGGCCGTAGGCTACCTGTGGACGAAGGCCATGAGTACGCGGCCTTCAACTACTACATCCAGTCAGGTTGCCGAGACTTGACAGCCCATGCTATGATTAGGTTGTACGACGCTGGATACGTGGAGCACATGCGGCTTCCCATCCACGATGAGATCTTGTTCTCGCTCCCTGAGGACTTGACAGACGTGCCTGAGGTTGTTAGACTGATGAGTACAAGGGTTGGTCCACTGGACATCCCGGCTGAGGCCAAGGTTGGATCTAGGAGTTGGGGCTCTCTCTATGAGTAGAGACACACATCGCTTGAGTCAGTATCTTCCCACTGCGGAAGAGTATCCGGAGGACAAGACTACCAAGGGCGAGGTTATCGCCCAAGGTACCGACTCTGCTCTGATCCGCACCAAGAGCGGAGAGCTCATCCTTACGGATGCCAAGGGCAAGCGTCGAGACTAAAAGCGGCTTGACAGGTTAAACAGAGTGTGGTATAGTTAGATCATCACTGCTACCGGGGGAAGGACGGTACAGGCTGCTTAGTGGTCAGCCCAGTGATGCACAGCGAAGTGGACTGGAGGTAGGTTCCAGCGCGGCCCCATAAGCCGTACGACGTGGGTTCGAATCCCACCTTCGCCACGAAGTCACCATCTGATAGCTACTACTATCATTCCGTCCTGGGAAACAGATGGTGGCCTTATCCCTGTAGCTTAGAGGACAAAGCACCCGGCTACGAACCGGAAGAACGTGGGTTCAACTCCTACCAGGGATACTAAGGGACTATAGGGTCGCGCCCTATCTCCCTGAAGATAGATCGACGGATCTATTGGGATGTGACAAGTTCGGAACTAGGTGACGTAAGTACTGGGGCAGACCTAACAACCGTGGCAGCCCTACGAAAGCAGACCCGCATAGTTGGTTCGACTCCAACCCATCCACGTTGGATTGGTGTAACGGTAGCACGACAGATTCTCAATCTGTCGGCAGGGGTTCAACTCCCCTATCCAATACTCGACTCTTAGCTTAGTAGGGAAAGCGCCCGGTTGAAGCCCGGGAGTCCTGGGTTCGATCCCTGGAGAGTCGGCTGGCGCTAGTCCTAACCTAGATGGTCCGGGGAGCGTTTGCAAAACGCTTGGTGAAGGGTTCGATTCCCTCTAGTGCTTCTATACAAGGAGTTTATATGAGTGCATGGGTATGCCAGTGTGATTGCACCAAGTGCTGCCAGTACGAAAACCTTGGCAAGGGAGCACACTGCGGTAACGCCCGATGTATCGGGCCACAATATTAGCCTTGCTCCTATAACATAACGGCGAATGATGCGAAAGAGACAAAGCAAAGAGTACATGGCCAACTATATGCGCGAACGCTACAAGCGTGATGCCGAGTGGATGCGTCAGTACAAGGTTGAGCAGGGCTGCATGGACTGCGGGTACAATGCACACCACGCAGGTCTAGAGTTCGACCACAGGGAGCCCAGAGCTACGCACGGTGGCACAACAGTTGCCAGGCTTATGGGTCAGGGCCTCACCAGAATCAAGGCCGAGATAGAGAAGTGTGATGTAGTGTGTGGTACCTGTCATGGTATTCGCACTTGGAATAGAAAGCAGCAAACTCCTATAACTTAAAGGCCAAAGTACCAGGCTCTTACCCTGGGAATCAGTGTTCGATTCACTGTGGGAGTACGCGAGGGTAGCTCCCTCTGGCACACAGCTTAGAAAGCTAGGTTCAACTCCTGACTATATTCTGCAAAGAGTACTGTTGGCCGGACCGGAGTCCGGGTGTGTCAAGCTCGGTTCGTCTAATGGTAGGGCTTCTGGCCTACACCCAGAAAGCGGGAGTTCGATTCTCTCACCGAGTACGAAGACAAAACTTCACTCTGTTGAAAAGTCTTGGTCAAAAATAAGGAACAGAGTCGAACAGGGGATCGCGATAGGATCCCCACCTGCCCTAGTGGTCTAATGGCGATGACATCTGACTTCCAATCAGATGACGCGGGTTCGATTCCTGCCTGGGGTACGCTCTTACGGATATACCGTAAACACCTAGCGGTGACGGCTCGCCTCGACAGTGGTGACCCAATGGTAAGGGTAACTGTCAATGGATTGGTGGCAGAGTGGTAATGCAGCAGCCTGCTAAGCTGTAGTGTCTTCGGACACCGTAGGTTCGAATCCTACCCTTTCCGCGCCGAGGTTGCCAGATCCTTCTGTGAAGAAAACTGGCGAATGGATTGCAGGCCAATGGTGGCAAACTGTCTAGAAAACAGTCGCGGGTAACACCGTACAGGGTTCGATTCCTTGGCTTTCCGCACAGCGGCAAGGTCTCCGTTACGTCGGAGATAAAGGCATGCATAGAAAATCGGGTAGCCAACGGGTCCGGTGCCTTGATCCGCTTTAAGCTGTTCTGGCGTAATGGATAGCGCAATCGTTTCCTAAACGATCCGGTTCCGGTTCGAATCCGGAGGACAGCACCAAGCTCCTGTAGCCCAACGGGTAGGAGGCGCCTGCCTTAGAAGCAGGACAGTGTCAGTTCGAATCTGACCAGGAGTACAATGGCTGTACGGGATAACACGCCAGTGTCCCAAGGGTGATCACACCCACGGGAGACAAATTCAACCCGTAAAACCAGGCCTAGCCTGGTGACAGGATGTGGGAAAGCTTAGTAATCCGCTCGCCTTGGAAGCGAGAGAACGCAGGTGCGAATCCTGCCATCCTGACTAGTCCTTGGTATAACGGCTATTATACTCGGCTCCAACCCGAGTGATGTGGGTTCGATTCCTACAGGACTTGCTTCAATGGCGTATAGCTTAACTGGTAAAGCGAGAGATTGTTAATCTCTAAGATGCAGGTTCGAATCCTGCTATGTCAGCTCAACGGGCGTTAGCTTAACGGTAGAGCACCACTCTGTCAAGGTGGTAGGAGCGGGTTCGAATCCCGTACGTCTGACTCTGCTCACCTTTGGTGAGTTGTTCCCTGTTGGTGTAACCGGCAGCATAGATGGCTCTGAACCATCTGGTCGAGGTTCGAATCCTCGGTAGGGAGCACAACGCGTGGGTCCTGGGAGACATGAGAGGCTGTAACCCTTTCGCTTCGGCTTGCTAGGTTCGATTCCTAGACACGTGACGCTAGCTGTAGTGTGCCAAATGGTAGAGCAGCCAGATTCAAAATCTGGCGGTTGCAAGTTCGAATCTTGCCTATAGCACTGTGGTCGTAGCTCAATGGCAGAGCTCTTGACTGTGACTCAAGAGGTCCGGGTTCAACTCCCGGCGATCACCCCTGGGACGTAGCTCAGCTGGTTAGAGCACTCGTCTGATACACGAGAGATCGTGGGTTCAAGTCCCACCGTTCCGACTAGGGCCTGCGGAGAGCCTTGGTAGCTCCTAAATCTCAGCATGCCCTGTTAGCTCAATGGTAGAGCAGCTGTCTTGTAAACAGTAGACCGGAGTTCGATTCTTCGATGGGGATCCAAGGAAAGAAAAGCTATTAACAGGAGCGACATGGGAGAGTCTGGTTGCACATGCTCATGCAGCTTGTGTAGTTCATTCATGAAGCACTGCTGGGATGCATCGAAGGGATGCTACAATGTTGGTTTCAGTTGGTGGTCCGTGCAACTGTTCCTGTTCGGGATGTAGTGGCGGTATTCATTGCCGCCGTAGGCGTTGGGGATGCGAGGACTAATGTTGTGTGTTTGCGGCTGCTACTATTGCGGCAAGGATGACCACTGCGCCCGTCGTGGCGCCGGGTGTTTTAAGGCACCAATCAAGTGAAGAAGCGCCCAACCAGCCACCGCGCCCCATATGATCCTGCCAAGGATGACCCGCCCTCCGAAGGGTATACCTTCTGTGATAAGCAGAACTGCTGCCACTGCCCCCCTTGTCTTTCAGGGGCACACACATCCGGCGAGACAATCGTTCACTGCAACCAGCATGAGAATGGGTGCCATCTACAATGCTAACTGTCCTTCAGCCGGTGGTTGTTCCTGCCCTGACTGTAAGCCAGGTGGCCACTCCTCGGGTCACTCGCACTGCTACCAACACAGCAACGGTTGTCACCACGCTTGCTAGTAGGTGCGAACTTGGTGGCTACTGCTGGTGCATCGGTAACGGTTGCTGCCCAAACAACCACTGTAATACGCATGGTAACAAGTGCCATCTGTCCTGCTAAACAAAGAGAAGCCCCTAGCCGAAAGGCTAGGGGCATTTCTTATGTCTTCTTACAGAAGACCGGCTGTGGAGTTTCCACCGAACCAGTTGGTTCCGTCGCAGTATACGTCGAACTGACCGACCTTAGAGGCGGTCACCGCAATACCAGTTCCACCAGCAGTGTTGTTGATGGTTCCACCGGCTGTCTTCAGGGTCATCTGGCCAGCGTTGCTGACTGTCTGAATGAAGATGTAGTTGCGGCCCTTCAGCGCAGCAGAAGCTGCGGGCAGGGTGATCACGTACGCATTGGTCGGATCGTAGAAGATCACATAGTCATTCGCTGTGACCGTATAGGCTGCGGTCAGTGTCGCAGCTGTGGTAGTAAAATTGACGTCATCGAAGCCACTCATTAGGCTCCCTTTCCTAGATAGGTGTGCGCGAGAGCGCCGATTCCGGCGCCTACGGCGGAGATCAGTAGGGACTGATCCACAGAGCCACCCTTAAGAAGGGTGCCAGCAAAGGCCATCACGAAGATGATGGCAGCAGTCTGCACATCGTGCATACTGAACTTAGGAAGCAGTCGCTTCATTACAGCTTCGCCTTCAGCTCAGCCAGAACCTCACCAGCGACAGCCTGAGGGCTGGCACCAACTCCGCTACCCGAAGCAGCTAGATTGGCCAGGGCGGCAAGGATCTGATCCACCTTACCACTCACAACTCCGATGGAGTTGAAGGAAGCCTCCGCAGCCTGTTCCGCATTCACCAGTCGCTGGCGCATGTCGATAGGGTCCAGGTGGACATTCTTCCAAGCCCAAACGTCTACAGGATTCATGTTGTCTCCATTGATGATCGATGCCAGCTCAGCTGGCGTGCCCTTGAAGGCGTTCTTGTCGAGTGGCGTACTGGTGAACTGCCACATGGTGGGGGTTGCTCCACCGTAGGCCTGCCAGCCGGGACCATCGTCCGCGTAGCTGGTGTAGTTGCTGGAGATGATAACGGCCCCAGCAGCCACTAGAAGGTTCAGATCGCCGCCTACCTGGGACCAGTACCAACGAGGGATGTAAACGCCCCAGACATGCCCACCAAGCCCGTGTAGGGCCTCCATGAACTTGAGTGTCTGGTCCACCGTAGGATGACTGCTGCCAGTAGTTTCCACATCTAGCATGCACGGAGTGTTCCCCGCGAAATCATGGTAGTATTGGGCTTGCGCAGCAGGGTCTTCACCCTCGATCAGGAAGTGGTACCCTGAAAAGGGTAGGCCACGGTTGGCTGCCTGCTGCTTGAACCAGCTGTATTCACTGTCCTTGTAGTAGGTTCCCTCAGTGGCCTTGGCCACGATGGCAGCAGCATCGGAGGGAAGCTGTGTCTGTCCCTGATAGGATGACACGTCGTAGTAGAAGATGGTCACTTGGTCAGCCTGTCTATGTGCTTCTTAATCCGTGTGTGGTGCCACCAGAAGGCAATGGGTAGCGTGGTGACTTGGGCAATGTAGTTTCCATAGGCAGCCTGCCACCACTCCCACAGCAGCCTAATCATCAAACCCCAGCAGAGCTAGGGACGCCTGATAGCTGATTGAAGTTCCGGGTAGCGCTCGAACCATCCCACTGGACCCAATCTGTTCCGCTTCCCGAATACCTTCGGCCATCTGCCTCTGGATCGGCGACCCAATGAAGTTCTCCGAGTGTTCGCGCTGTGCTTGCGTCAACCACACCCGTGGGCGGGAGCCCATGGAGTCGCTGCCATCCCCTGATGGACCGTAGTGTGTTCTCATCTAGTTGTCCTGTCTTAGGGAGCCTTAGTAGAAGTTGAACGGTTTCGACCGGGTGGCCCACCGCTCCCAAGGAGATATCCCGCTCGAACCAACTCGGAGTATCCATCAATTGTCTCCTCAAGAGCGCAAATGCGCTCATCCTTCTCTGCGTTGTCCCTTGCACTGTCAGCACGAAGCTGAATGTTCTCCAGCTTCAATTGGTTGATGGTCTGCTCATGCGCCAGTACAAGTGCCTGAAGGTCGGAAATGATTTGCTTCTTGATGTTGGACCGTCCAACCACAACGATAGCTGTGATAGAAACCAGTGCTAGCAGAACCTGTACATAATCTGTTAGACTCATAGTCCTCCTATGCGATAACGCGGCACTGAAGGATGATGTATCCGCCATGTGCATTGGAATCCTGATTACCCGCGCTGGAGGCCTTGGCTAGCTCTGGTGACTGCTGCTCAAAGCGGTAATCATCAACGATTACTAGATTGCTTACGTTATAGTTCAAGTCCTGGAGTAGGACAATGTTGCCAGAGGCTGTTAGCTGCTCTACCGCCATGAGACGCTCGAAGGCATACCCATCGTAGCCGTGTAGAACACCATCGCGATCAGTCTCACGGTCCAGGCATAGGAGAGGAATCTCGATGATAACTTGTCGGTTCACGCCGGGCAGTGCCCGCAACTGATAACCATTAAGGGTTGGACTGTATCTATCGTCCTGGGTTCCGAAGTTCAGATGGAACTTGAACTGAATCCATTCCTGAGCGTTGCCCAGATCAGAGATGTAGAACGGTGTCTGAGACCCACTGATAGAAGAACCCGTGAGGTTGGTGGCAATACTGGTCAGAACCATATTTGGGTTCTGTCCATACACATCAATACTTCCATCAGTGATGTCCTGGTGGCGCAGATATACATACTTGAAGTGCTTGGGTTCAAGAGTATTGAACCTGATCTTTGGGGTGTAGAGGTATCCATCCTGCACTCGAACGTTGGGATCCTCCATGTACACATTGGCGCCCACAGAGTAGGCGGTCAGAGAGGTGGCTCCGATGTTCACAATGCTGTTGATCGGAGTACCATCTGGCGGAGCACCCACGAATAGGTCGTTGGCGAATGGCTGAGAGTTGGTGGAGGTCAGGGTGGACAGGTCCACTCGAATGATTCCATCAGTGGTTGTAGCCTCTGCTGGGTTCACCCAGCCCCGCTGAGGGATCATGGTGTTACCCTGGTTGCCAATGAACATGAAGCGATCGTGTCCGCCAATTGCAGCCACTCCCACGTTAGTGGGATCCTGAACCACAAGTGGTCCGTACGACAGATTGCCGCTGGTGTCAACGACACCAACACGGAAGCCCTTGCTGGTACCAATCCCCACGAAGTAGCCAATATATGCAAACATAGCCAGGATGGATTCACCGAAAGGCATAGTCGCTGCTACAATACCAGAGGTAAGCACAGGTAGTGCACCAGCGGCGTCTAGTGTGAACTTGTGAATCTGGCTGATAATGGTTCCAGCGTTACCACTGACTAGAATAGCAGTGCCAGTCTCACTGATAGCAGTGAACACGTAGGCGGGGTTCTGGTGAGTGAACTTGGGGGTAGGCAGAACGGGCGGAGCCCCACCCACAAGCTCGTACACGTTGTTGTCCAGGCCTGCCACAAGGCGGCCCTTTACCCATGCGATGGTGTAGTTCCCAGAGGTGCTAGGGACGTTCCATACCTTTGTGGCAGCAACCGCAGGAGTCGCAATGGCTCCCTTGTAGATACCAGTCTTGTCAGCGAAGTAGTAATTCGTGCCATCGTCGGTGAACGTGTTGGCCAGACCCGTTAGACCGCCAGGCATGGTGTAGGTGTCCGACACATTCGCAGTATGATCCGCGAACTTCAAACTCTTGGACGTAGTGTCCAGGGCAAGGACCCCGTTACCCCCGCTCTTAACCGCACCTCGAAGTTGAATCGGCCCACCCGGTGGGCCAATACCCGAAACCAAAACAGACTGATGAATCAACTGGGCCTGACCTGGAGTGGACAGTGTGTCCACTCCTTCCGAGTAGAAATAGCGCTGACTTAGCGTAGGATCCTGTGTAGTGTCTAGAAACTGAAGACCAGCACCCTGGTCAAAGTTGCTCTGGCTGCGAAGCCACCAACCCCAGATAGACTGCTCGCCAGGAACCTGCTGATTGTCGAACTGATCCTTGCGGATCGGAGAGAAGGTACGCTGGTAGATCTTACGGAAATAGGATCCACGAAGGGATTCTCCACTGATGAACGGGACACCCGCAATGGCATAGTCAAATGCGATATCAGTGCGCTGAAAGACATTGGTGAAGGGACCGGGCGTTGGGGCAATACCGGCGGGATAGGGCTGAAGAATGCCGTTGGCATTGTCACGAAACTTGTTCAGCGGCATGTCTTGTCCTTACACCAGTGCGTATAGGCGGAATGTTGAACCGGCAGTGAAGTTTCCACTACCAGTAGTGAAGGTTAGCGAAGTCACTGCTCCAGTGACAGCACTGGTGCCACCACCACCCGCAGCCGAAATGCTAGAAGTGGAGCTGTCAGTGGCGGTGCACTGCCAGTTGATACCCTTGGGGAAGGTGGTCTCAAAGGCGAAGGGAACATCCACGTAACCACGACCGGATCCGTTGGTTCCCTGCTTGGTAGTCCACAAATATCCGCAAAGATCAGAGGTCTGGCTGATAGCAGTAGCACCGGCATCCGAGTTTACCTGCTTGCGGCCGTAGACGTTCCAGTCATACGTAGTGGTGGAAACACCGTTGATCTGAGCGGAGAAGAATTCATAGACACCAACGGCACCGGTTGTCTTGGCCACATACTCCACGCGGAGGTGGTTGTATCCCGCAGGGACGGAAGACCCGAGGGTGAAGGTGGTTGAGCTGGCCCCGGATGGAGTCGTGGTGCCAATCAGAAGGCGCCCATCTACAGGAATCCAAGTCCCAGGGGATCCAGAAGCAGTGCAGATGTAGCGAGCACCGTAGGTGCGGTCTGTTACGATGTCACCAGTGACGAACGTACCGGTTGTAGGCGGGCCCAGTGTGGTCATTCCCACGTAGCGTCCGGACGAAGCAGCCCCTGTAATACCAGTGAACTGTAGGGTGGACTCAGAGAAGTTGCCAGTGCCTGTCCAGTTGCCACTTCCCATAGTCTGGTTCCCGGAGAAGTTACCAGCGGAGATGGTCTTATTGGTAAGCGTGTCAGTAGTAGCACGGCCGACCAATGTGTCACTACCGGTTGGCAACGTTACAGTTCCGCTGTTGAGAATGGAACTGATGGTAGGGGTTGTCAGTGTCTTATTGGTAAGGGTCTGGGTGTCGGTGGTTCCTACTACATTACCAGTAAGTCCGTGAACGGACTTACCTGTAGAGTCACTGCCACCATTGGCGTCAATGTGCGCGCGAGCCTCGCGGTTGTCACGACCAATATTCACGTGCGTTACACTGGCATTCGCAGCATGCGAGAATCCAGTAGTTCCATCGATTGCCCTAGTGACAGTCCAGTTTACACCACTGACTACTGTAACATCGATAGGTTCCTGGTTAGACTGGCCAAGATCAATAGCTGCGGTAAATGGTGTGTTCGGCCAGTTGGCCGAAGAGATTACAGTGATCGCAGTAGCTGTGCTGGTAATTCCGGAGGTTAGAGTCGTCTGTGGAACGTTGGTTGCATACTGCTGGCCAGATGGCATCAGTGATCCTAGAAGTCAAAGTGAGAGGAGATAGGGTAACGGTCGCGAAGCTTCTTGGCTTCCTGCTCTAGACGCGCAGCGTACATCTGACCGAAGTACTGAGACACCTTGCTGGCAGAACCGGGCTGGACGTACTGAGCACGCTCAGAGGCCTCTACAGAGGAGATGGAGAGACGTGGACCCTCAAGCTGAGGGGAGAGCTTCATGCAGGCGCCATACACGATTACATCGTGTGCAGTGGCGGGCAACTGTGTAGTGGCAGTAAAGTCATCTGACAAGTTGATAAGCTCATTTGGTTCCTTGCGGTATGTGACGAAAATCTGCCTGCCAGGAACCACGTCATCAGCAATGAAAAGTGACTTACCACTAGAACCAAGCTCGCCAGTGGCGATGTTAGCCTGTCCTACGAAGCGCCAGTTCTGCGCAAAGCGCCAAACGTGCGAGGGACCGATCAGCTGGTACTGAACGTTGACGATCTCTTCTGCATCTGCGGGAAGGGCGTACTCATACACCACAGAGTTCTTGGGAATCGATACAGTGTTGACAGCCCAAAGGTCTGGGTAGACGCCTCGAATGGCGTCATTGATAGCTTCTGTCAGTCGTACAGTGGGCCAGATCGGAGAGTTCTCAATCTTAACTCCGGACAGGTGGGGGCTAGCCGTGGTTGAAGAATAACCACGGCCGAAGGAAGAGATATTCACAGTGTTGGAATTCTGGTTTACAGACTGCACAAGCATCAGTTCCTGGTTGTCCACCTCAATGGTTCCTCGTGAAACCTGCGAGGCATCAGCCACGGTGAAGGAAGTCTGTGAGTTGTTGATGTTGGCAGCTAGGGAAGTGAACTGCTGCTGGTTCTGAGAGAAGCCGGAAAGCTCCTGACGAACACGGTCAACCAGGTTCTGAAGTGTTGGCATTTAGATCCCCGATACAAGGACTGTCACAGAGCCACCACCAGTGACGGCAGTGGAAACACGGGCACGCGCATAGCGCACGGCCGCATTGGTAATGGTGAACAGCGCATTGGTTCCCGTCACTAGTGTGTAGGGATTGGCTGCTGTAGCACCCGATAGACTTACTGCGGTTGCTGTTGGTGGCGCCGACCAAGTAGTTCCATCAAGGGAAACCTCTAGCGTCACAGCGCCACCCGCAATCGTTCCTGTGGGAACGATCTGCCAGGAGACAACCTTGACAGCTGCGTTGAAGTCAACGTTGTTAGGTACAGTGTTTGTAGCAGTGGCTGCCACCAATGTGGCATACGCATTAGCGGACATTAGATGATTCCCTTAGCTGTGTCTCGGATAGTCTTCATGTCAGAAGACTGGTCTACCATGGCAGTCACTTGCTTGACAGTCTCGTGTGAAACGGCATCATAGCCGCCCTTGCCGTTCGGAGCAGCCTGGAAGTCACGGCCGTAGGCCATACCTGTCTCGGAGGACATGCGCTCTGCGAACTTGAGCTTAGCCATTCCTGTACCATCAGGCTGGATACCTTGGGCTCGGAGGTCACGGTAGAGGTTCAGCTCCTGCTCATGAAGGTTATCCTTGGTCTTGTCTGCGCCATAGGCGCTACGGGCAAAGCCCACCATCTGGCGCTTAGAGCGCATGCATTCCCCGTAAGACCTGTGGTCCTGGGTGGGGCAGCCCGTAGAACATGTCATTAGTCAAACGCACCGTGAGTCACGGAAGGGGCCCAACCATTGTCAGAGGTCTCATCAGTGCCCGGATCTGCCCATTCACAGTCAATGCTGTAAATGGCGTTATTGAGCGCCTTGCGCTCATCCAGGTTCAGCACCGTGGTGTTTCCACCGGCGTAACCGTCGTGGTTGCACATGTAGTTGCACTGGTGCTCAACATCAGTATTGTCATGGCCGGGATCTGCACCGCGAGTAGTTCCCATAGCGCGAGACTTCTGCGCAGGGTTGTACATGAAGTGGGTCTCTGTCCACGTATTGCCGCTCTTAGGCAGCGTCATATGAGAGGTGCCGTTTGCAGCAGTGTGGTCTGGGGTCATATCGGCATTAGTGCCGAAGCGAGGTGTTCCTGGCGTACCAGCCATTTTAGTATACTCCTGATCCCTGTGGGCCAGGTCCCTGGAAAGGAATCGACTGGCTACCCGGGTTTGGTCCTGGACCCATTCGGGTCATGTCCTTGCCAGCAGTGGCTGGCTTCTTACCCCTGGTTGGTGGGCGTACAGAAGGCTTAGGTCCCGCCTTCTTGGCTGTTGCCTTCTTGATAGCAGGCACGGCCTTCCTGACCTGTGTGATCTGCTTGGCAGACTTGACTGCCTTCTTCTTAGGTGCTGCCATTATGTTACTGCCTCAAAGTCTCCCCCAACACCAGAGTTGAGGATGTTGGTTCGATCTGTGGAAGTGATTGGCTGATTGTTCACGAATACCTGGGTGGCCGCTGCAATCTGATCCGTAGACTGATATCGCTGTGCACTGAAAGTGCCACCATTGTTCAGGACCGTGAAGTAGCGGGTCAAGCGGTAGCGAGCCATGAGAGCATTCATTCCCATGGGTGCTTCCTCAATGTATGGAGGATTGTACCACTGCGGCTGATTGTCACTCACAGAAGTAGACGCTGTTACCAGCGGCCTTGGTCCCGAGAGCTCAATGAGCTTCAGCGTAGTAGTGTAGCCCACTGCTGTAGAGGGGTTGGACCACACAGCCATAGTCAAACCCTCACCGGCATTGAGCATTGTGCTCTGCACCAAGGTAGCCGTAGCGTCCAGGTTCTGCCAGGGACCCAATGAGTTGTTGGAGGCCCCGCAGACAAGGTTGAGGCTTGCTGCCTTCTTCATAGGAGAAGTGGGAATCAGCAGGGCTAGATCCTGGTTCACCCCGTAGCCATTATGTTCTAGCATGGCAGTGAGATTAGCGCCATCGAGAACGATGGCGATCGCCATCGCATTCGTTGAGGGGATGTCCTTATCTCCGATACCCAGAGTTGGCGCAGGTACGAAGGTAAAGACGGCGGAGGTTCCGCTGTCGCTGGCATTCCATGTGTGGTACCAGCTTGTAAGGCTGGAGGAATCTACAGCACGGATGCTTTGCATAGGGAACCATGGGTTCGGTGCTGCGGTGAACTCAGTAGCCCAACCGGGCTGATGGGTGATGATCTCGTTGTCGATAAAGAGAAAGACCACAATCAAGTCCCCCACAGCAGGACTGCCACCGAAAGGTACAGTGATAGAGGTTGCCGCTGGGGCTGTCGCAGTTGCGGAGAACTTAATCGTAGACATGACTACCTTACGTAGTGTGGATAGAGCTGGTTGTGCGAACCTGGTATAGGGCCGCCTGACGGTAGATGCTCCAACCGGCTACGCCGTACCAACCGATCGGACGTGCACGCATCAGCTTGTCAACCACAGGGCCGATCACCACGTGGAACTCCTCGGAGCACGCCTCAGCAAGCGCCTGCTGTCCTGCGAACAGGGTGTAGAAGACACGAGTAGAAGCAGAACCAGTGGTGTCGTTGAAGGCACGCGGAGTCTCTACGAAGTAGGCACCCTCGTACTCACCGATCTCACCAGCCCACACGGAACCAGGCGCGGAGTAAACGTGCGGTGCACGCCAACCAGCGATAGTTCCGGACTCGGAGCGTAGGTCGTAGGAGACCTCTGGGTGAATCGCGGCCCAGTAAAGGCTACCCTTGCGAGGCATCGCCTTACCGGTACGAAGCTTAGTCACAGCGGCGCGAACGTCGCGGGACTGCATGATGTCAGTCGAGGTGATAGAGCCGTTGGCTCCGGCAGTGAGAACCATGGTTCCACCCTGCTCACGAATGACATTGGTTCCACCGATCAGCACATTCAGCACCACTGCGTCAATGGAGTCAACCATGTTGAACGCAACGATGTTGGCAATAGCCGGATCGATGTCAGAGAAGCTGAACAGGTTCAGCAGACGGGTACGAAGCACGGCGTTACCGTACTCAGCAAGGGTCACAGAGACAGTGGTTGGGTTACCGATCGCAACAGCGTCCGGATCCACAGACTCAGTCAGAGTGCTGGTAGCTGTCGCTAGGTCGTTGTACAGACTGAAGACAACGGAAGAACCCGGCTTGTCCTGCTGAGCAGGACGCTTGTCAGCAATCTCACGGTGGAGAGGCTGAGCACGTAGCTGGAATTCAACCAGTCGGTCATATGCAGTCTGGACAAGCGCAGCCACCGCACTGGTGGATGTATACGCATTAGCCATTTTGGCTTAGTCCTTTTACATAGAGGAGATGTTCACCCCACGAGCCTGAAGCAATGCCATCAGCTCAGCTGTAGCACGCTCGCCGTCGTAAGGTCCTTCCATCTTGACTTGGTCCATTTCGGACTTGAAGTCCTGAACAACGCGTGTGTCATAGGCTTCCATGTCACGCATGGTCTCATAGCCTCGACGCTCCGCGTCAGAAAGTGTGGTCTCCTGGGTCTGAGGAATGACTACAGGTTGCGCAGACCCGAAGATATCCTTGTTCTCATTGAACCACTTGTCCACGGACTCATCGTCCGTACCTAGATCTGCTGGGTAGAACTTGGCTACCTTGGCGTCTAGGCCACGACTGGTAAGAGCCTGGCCGATCACTGCGCCGCGATTCTGTGTCTGGAACTGCTCCATCTGATCCTGATACTGCTTGATCATCTTAGCCTGTTCCTTCAACTGCTTGCGCATGTTCTTCATGCCCTCAGACTCGGTAGAGTCATCCCACTCGTTTGTCATTCCGTGCTACTCCCATTTTAAGCCGCGCCACGCCGGGGTTGCGTGCCGGATACTTTGATTGATGTCCCAGACTATATACACGAACACGTTGCTGAGTTAGACGTATCGGTGTGGACCAACGGGGAATCGAACCCCGACCCTCCGGGTGCAAGCCGGATGTGCTTCCGTTATCACTAAAGGCCCTTGGTTGTGGCTCCCGCTTCGCCTGAGCGGATACTTGGCCGCAGGAAACTAACCTTGCGGTACCACACTTGTTACTTCTTAGGACAGCACGGGCATGTCCCGCAGTGCCTGTACGAACCACAATCACAAATTGGTCTTGGTATCATTTAACTTCCTTAGAATCCCGGTGCGCCAGCAGTCTGCTGCTGGAAGGACTGCTTCTGTACCCCAGACTGACCAGAGAAGGCAGCAGTCTCCTGCTGACCAAGACGCTCAGTGGCAAGCTGTGCAGCGCCCGACTGTCCTAGATACTGCTGTTCAAGTGTCTGCTGAGAAACAGGCGTCTGACTCTTGTAGATATCAGACAGCTTATCTGCCGTAGGCAGGATATCCGCGATGCGCTGGTAGGCGCTCTGCGCCTGCTGGTATGTAACACCCATCTGAGCATACTTGAGAGAGTCAGCAGCCGAGACGTTGAGGTTGTTCTGTAGAGCAGATCCACCGATCTGCGCCTGGTTCAGCTTCAGCTGAAGTGCTGGAGTTGGGTTCTGATCATTCAGGAAATAGGCTGCTAGGTCGCCAGTGCCGATTCCCAACTGGTTGAAATACTGAGTCACAGGGGGTGCTGCTTGGGTGGTGGCCTGGACTGCCATGTTCACACGCTCTTGCAGCTCCGTAGGAGAAACATCCTTGCCGATCCATTCAGAGAAGTTCGACTGGCTGTCAAAGTGGTCGGATAGACCATTCTGCCTGAGGAGCTGCTTGTACGATGCTTCTGTGGACAGATACTCGGCTGGAGTCAGCACCTGTAGACCATTCTTGGTACGCTGCTCATTACCCGCGAATCGAGTCTTGTACTCTGGTGTCTGCTGAAGCAACATCGTGATAGTGTCGCTGCCGTAACCGTTCTGGAGGTAGCTGAGAATCTTCGGGGCCAAAGAGCCAAGACCATAAGAGTTGAACAGTGTGGTCAACGCAGCGTATGCGTCGCGTTCCTGACCTGGAACTCCCTGAAGTTCCTGCTCCAAAGGAGAGAGATTGCTAGGAGGTGCGCCACCACCAGGCGCCCTGGGTGTATAACTCAGGTGGCCGTTGGATAGAACCATGCCCGCCGTCAGCGGGACCATTCTACCATTGTGTTCAATCCTAGGATTGGCACGCAGCAAATTAGCTACGGGGATACCAAGCTTGGCAGAGATTACATTGACCGTGTCACCATGACGAATGGTGTACATTGAAAAATTGGGAGCGGCGGGTGCCATACGATCTCCTAATACTGAAATCCGAGGTTCACCAAAACCTGGTGGGCGTTAGCCATGAAAGCATCCTGTGCATTGTCAGTAGACACCCATCGAGGGTCCTGCCGTACCTGCTTCTCAAAGTCATACATGGGCATCGCCGTAGGCGCCCCATTCTGTGTGTACTGGAGAGCAGACTTGATCAATGGTGTCTGAATATTGACAGATCCTGGGCCCTGTTCAAGCAGCTGCTGTGCACGCTGCATATACGGAGAAGCAATATCAGAGAGGTTCATTCCGCTGTTGATTTGGCTGGAGTAGGCAGGGTACATTGAGGCGGCCTGCGTGCGCAACTGAGCATTGACTCCCTGAACAGACTGCTTGCCGCCTACGATCTGCTGAATCTGATTATCCAGCTGGCCCTCCGGCATAAAGACACCGAGCTCCATCATAGACTGTCGAATCTGATCCTCGTAGGATCCGGCCTGTCCACCAAAGTGGTTGCCCGAAGCGGGCTTCAGGAATGCAGCCATCTTCTGATCGAGCACCGCAGTGTTCTGATCATACCCATTGGTGATAGCATCCACAGCAATCTGCTGTGCCTGCTGAGGAGTCAATGTGACACCCAGCTGTGCGGCGGTAGCCGTCATCTGCGCTTGCAGATTATTGATGTTCTGGTTCCATGTAGCAGGATCAGCCTTCATAGTAGCGAAAGCCTGACGGGCTGTAGAGCTAGTAGAGGACCACCAGTGGCTATTCTGAATAGCCGCGATGAACTTGTCCGTGGACCAAGTCCCGGACACTGCCTGGTTGTAGATGTTTTGCAGTTCGGGGACTGTGGTGATCAGTGCTGCCACTGTGGGATACTCAGACCGAAGCTGATCGATTGATAGTACCGGTGTGGTTTGCTGGATGTATCCCGCTACATTGCTATTGCTCAGGCTGATGCCTGAGTTGTCTGTGGTTGGTCGATCCCATTGGGGGAGACCAGCTGAATCAAGAATCGTCCTGGCGTAGCCTGCTGCACCGTTGGTGTCACCATTGTAGGCACTCAGTGCCAGATACAGATTTCCCTTACTCTGCTGAAGCAGGGCTCGCATGTAGTTGACGTAGGTGCTCAGCTCGGCATCAAGGTTAGTCTGATCACCGCTGCCGTTAGCATATTCCTTCCATGTGGAAGGTAGGAACTGGACGATACCCTTCTCGCCATACTGGCCCACAGAGTTGTTGTCAAAGCTACTCTCGTGGTCAATCTGAGCTGCCACTACAGCAACGGGAATCCCCAGTGCCTGGGCGGCCTTTGCCACCCATCCCTGATACTGCGGAGGAACGTTAACCATTATGCCGCCTGGAAGCTGGTATCGGGGGCTAGAGAGCTAGCGGACGGGGCCTGCGTAGGAGGAGCCTGCTGCTGTCCCTGAAGCGTTGGGAAGTTGGTGTTGCCACTCAGACCACCGAAGTTGGCTCGCGTGTTGTCTGTGACGCTGCTAGGGCTTGTCTGTGGTGCAGCTCCGAGAGACTGAGATGTGAGCCCCATGTCGGAAAGAACTCGACTAGCTGTGCTAGTCACTGCCTCACGGGCGTTGTTGGTACCGAGCCACTTCGCATTGCTGCGAAGCTGCTTCTCAAAATCATAGAGAGGAAGCTGTGATGGGATTGCGTCCTGGCCCTGTGGTGTAGTGTTCTGTAGAGCACCACGAAGAGTGGAGTCGAACAGGTCGATCTTATTCGGATCGACCTCCCACAGCTTTGCCTGAGCTGCAAGATAGGGGGCAGCAATCTGTCCGACTGTTGTACCCTCATTGATCAGCTTTGCGTAAGCTGGGAACGTCTGCTCTGCCACTGTCTGAATGTGCGCTCGGCGGGCTTGTAGAGAATCGGTACCGGCAACAATGCCGGAGACAGCACGCTCAACGTAGTCGTCTGAAAGAGGCACACCCATCTCACGGGCATACTCGCGAACACCAAGCTCTACCTGCCCTGCGTAGCCACTGAAGTGTCCCTGCTGGGATAGCTCAAGATACTTGGACAGATATCCATTGATCTGAGCATTGTTCATATTGGTGACTAGGGCAAGATCTGCCAGGGAAGACATACCAGTAGCAGAGAGATGCACTCCGAGCTTGGAAGCTAGATCAGTCAGCTCTGTAGTCTTGTTCTGAATGTCCTGCTGATACTGCGCCGGATCGGAGTACTTCTCCTGAAGCATCTTGCGTGCACTATTGCTATTAGTCTTCCACCAGTCAGTGTTCTGTAGTGCAGCCTGAAACTTGTCAGTAGACCAAGTTCCTGCGACAGCCTGACTGTAGATATTGGCCAGCTCTGGGTCAGACTCCATGAAGGAGGCTGCAAGACCATAGTTCTCGTTCAACTGGCTAGAGTTCGGAGACTGAAGACCAAGTGATCCGAATAGATCATAGGAAGGCCTGGCGCTCGGAAGGAGCGCGCTGTAGTTGGCTCCACTAACTCCAGTTAGCCCTGACGCTCCAGCATGGAGCAAGCCACCATCGCTGATGTTGGTGTTGACAATTCCAGCGGCTCGTCCTACGCCAGTGATTCGGGCCTCTGTAGAGACTGGTACCACATGAATAGCCGTACCTGTGTGGTCAGCAACCAGAACCATTCCATTACCCGCGTACATACCAACGTGGTCACTCTGACCATTATTGTCAGAGTCGAAGAAGACCATGTCCCCAACCTGTGCTTGCGCGATAGGAATCGAGCGCGTTGCTGCAAGCTGAGCGTTGGATGTGCGGGGAATACTGATGCCGAAGTGCTGCATCCCGTACCACATAAGACCAGAGCAGTCAAAGCCGCCAGGGCCCTGCCCACCCCACACATAGGGCTGACCGGCAAACTGCATAAGATAGTTGAGGATGTCCTGTCCACTGACAGTTGCCATATGCTTGGACTCCTCAGTCTTCTTTGGTGTAAGATCAGGTACCGGTGCAGGTTCGGTGGATGGGTGGGGCTGGACCGGTACCCGAACAGTCTTCTGTGCTTCAACCCGAATAGCCGAAGGGCTATGGGATGGTGACGGTCGGTCCGGAAGCTTCCATTCCGGAAGCGGGACCCTGAAGGGCCTTGATGAAAGCGTTGAAATAGGTTGTAGCTGCCTGGTAGGCCCCCTCTTCGGGAGAGGCGAGAGCCTGCTGACCGGCCATGAACTGGACACCACGAGTACCGATGCCGCGCTGAGAGACAGTGTTCGTCTGAGTAGACGTCCCACCTGTAATTCCAGACTGGCTAACCGGCAAACCTGTACTAGGATCGGTGGCCCCAGTGTTGGGACCCTTAGTGGTAGTCGTATCCTTGCCGGTTAGCTCCTGACTCTGATAGTTGTACAAAGTGCTCATGAAAGCATTGTACTCACTAGAGGTAGGGTTTCGGCCCATCAGACGGAAATACGAGTCTGCAAGCGTGCCCATAGCAGTAGCTGGATCAACATACGACTTGTATACCGTTTCGCTCTGTGAAGTAGAGTCAACGGAGTTATTGAGATTACCGGTGCCATTTACGCCACCGTCTTGTGTGCTAAGTGTTGGGTTGAGTGCAGACCAACCTTGCTTGGCTGCCTTGGACAGCAAGTCATCAGCGGATACCGCTGATGTTCCCAGCGTCTTGTTCTGGATAGCAGTTTCCTGAACCACCATAGCCCAAGCCGCTGCAACCTCATTAGCTGATGGAGACTTCTTAGAGGAAATCAAACCAGCCTGGTACATCTCATTGATGTACTGCTGTCGAACGTTGGCCTTGCCGTACCAGTCCTGGATGGACTTAATCTGATCCATGACAGTGTTAGCTGTCTGAGAATCGTTTGGATGAAGGAACTGACGCTGTGCTTCACCGGAAGCGGTGATATTTGGGTTAACCTGGTCATCAGCCTTAACCTGCTGGTTAAGGACAATGTTTACAGCCCTACCGTTTACAACCACCTGGAAGTAGTAGGACCCAGAGTTGGTTGTTCCGGCCCCCACATCCTGCTGGAGACCAGCAGGAAGGGGTGTTGTGGGAGACGGTGCCGGAGCTTGAGGGTTGCCAGGATCACCAGGAGAGGGCGCCGGAGGCAAAGTTGGTGTGCTCACGCGGGTTCCTTCCAATCATCCTTGGCTAGATAGCGTTCGTAAATCTGTGCAAACTTGGTGTCAGCACCCACCATCTGAGACAGCTGTTCCGTGTACTGCTGAGCAACACCAGAGTTCTTAGCGGTCTTCAAGTCTCCACCGCCATTAGCCTGAAGCTGTGCATATGTAAGGTCTCGCAGCTGTGAATAGGCCTGTAGGGACCTGATATCGCTACGGTTAGGGTTGGCTAGTAGCGACTTGTCCTGAGCCAGCTGCAATAGTGCTGTGACACGGTTCTGATATGTGTTCTGGTTGAACGAGGTGTAGTTACCATACCAGTCCGGGTTGTAGGCGGCGCTGTTCTTGTCGCCCATCTGGCCCACCCAAGCGGTCAGCTCATCCTTAAGCTGCTTGGCACCGGCATCCTTATAGGATGTGAATCCCTGTGCCTGAGCCTGCGCTTGAACCGCAGCTACGGCCTTACCGTAAGCAGCCCACCCCATATTGATCATAGCGTGAGAAGCAGCCTCCTGCGGAGACAACTTGCTGCGGAGACCCTTGGCCACCTGCCAGTCATAGGCCATCTGATCGAAGTTTCCATTACCCTCAGGGCCAACTACCACAGCACCAAGTTCTGGGAACTGGGACAGAAGACCCGAGTACTTCTTAACAGCGGCCGAAGCCCCAACTGTAGCGGCGATACCAGAGGGATCAGTAGTCAATCCCTGTGTGAACACCATCGCAGCAGCGCCATGCTTGTCATAGAAGTTCTGCTGTGCGTTCTTCGGGTCCTGCGCCTGCATGTTGCGGTACTCCTGCACCAGATACTCATGGCTCGGTGCTGGCTTGAAGCCCAGAGGCATCATACGGTTCACAAATAGATCCATGACCGTGAGATAGCGTGCCTGGTTCTCGACGTCAGACCACTGAGGCTTGGAAGTCCTCTTACCGTTCATGTAGTCATACATCTGTTCCTGCCAGATAGAGTACATGTTCTTGGCCATGTTGGAAGAGTCCGTGGGGTTCCCAGAGAACATGTCCAGCAGCTGGCCGGTGTCAGACACTGCCGAAGGCAGGATCTGCTGAAGAGAATTCTTGTCAACCATGTTGTTCAGCATACCCTTGACCACGGAAGACTTCATCAACTCAGGGTGGCTGAGAACATACTGGTTCAGCGGTACAGTCACCAAGGGTCCGAACCCTGGGTTTCCCACAGAGTCCACGTAGGTGGGCGACACGAAGGACTTGGCAGAGATCGGGATATCCCCCAACCCACCAAGCTTCTTGCCCAAGCCGAACGGCATGTGCACGACGAAACCGACATTCTCCAAAGGAGTGTCATTGGTAGAAGGCCTACCGGTGGATGTATCCACCGCGAAAGGCGCCTCCCACAGCGCTCGCTTAGCTGCGTAGCCTCGTGCCAGAAGTCCTGGATTCTCCACGATTAGCTTGGACCAGGAGGACATAGCGCTCCACCAGGCGTTGAAGAACGGGCTGACGAAGCGTAGTGTGTGGCCCATATCATTGAAACGAGACACATCATAGAGAGTGTTGCGCATATCGTTGCGTGCTGCCTTCATGGCTGCATTGGACAGCGTATTCAGCTCATCCCCAGTCATGACGTCACGGCCAGTCTGTGCGATGACAGACTGAACACGGTCTTCCATTCGCGCCTTGTATAGGCTATTGAACACGGGATGGCGAACCATGATGTCGTCCGGAAGAGTTCCCGTCCACTTCATCAGGGTATCCATGGTCTTCTTGAAGACACCAGTTACCTGGTCGCCACCATGCAATGTGGCTGCGATATCCGCCACGATGTCCGGACGCTGGTTAGCAGATGGCATGTAGTTCTCGATGGTCGAGGCACCGAACTTACCGGCAACGGCGTCGTCACGCATACCCGTGAAGGGCAGGTAAGACTTCACCATTTCAGCTAGTGTGTTAACCCAGTCGTTCGCATCGCCAATGTGAAGTGCACGCATGTGCGCCTGACCAGCAGCAGACTTGGACAGCCACTGAGCTACATCATTCAAATCCCTGCCCTGGACGATCTGCTTGGCAACAGGATCCGGCATAAGCTGGTTTCGAACGTAGTGGACATAGGCCGCAGTGTGTCGAACAGGATCATCAACAGCACTGATCGGTGCAAAGTTCCTTCCACGAACCACAGTTGCAGCAGCCTGATGAAGATGGGCTGCCTCATCCATTGTGGACATGAAGGCCGCGTGGGAAGAGGTTACATAGCGCATGTAGTCAGAATCCGCGAATGCCTCATTGTAAGTGAGGTTAGATCCAGGGATCTTGAAGGTGCCCTCACCCAGACGATGCTTGTCCAGGATAGCTGGAAGCTTAGCGTCTCGGGCGTTCTGCCAAGTAAGCTTGGCAGCAGCTACCTTCTCAGGGGTCACCAGAAGCTCATCCGGGATGTCCCCGGCGTCCCACACCTGCTGGCCCTTGTAACGAGCGGACAGGCCCTCATAGATTGCCTTAGCGTCCGCGACTGCCTTGTCACGAGAGGCCATGATGTTACGGACCACCTGGTTATTGCTTAGCTGCGCATACCTGTTGTACAGGAAGTTTGAAGCCCCGCCGGTCAGGTTGTCCACCGTAGCAGCGCCACCCAACAGGGAAGCTCCACGAAGGTAGTCGTCGCCTACGTGGTTGTACACGCGGTGACCGGTCATCAGAGCCAGAGGCTTCCAAATACCGTACACCTTGTCCAGCATAGTGTATAGAAGATTGTTTCCCCGCTGTCCAGTACTGCGGATAGTGGAGAGAAGGCCAGTCTGATCCATGCGGTCCAGAGCGTTCTCAAGGTTCTTGAGATTGGCCATAGGCTGAGCCCCAGCCTCAAGCTGGGTAATAAGCATAGGGTGAAGGATTACAGAAGACTCAGGGCTTGGAATGATCGCGTGGCTTTCACCACTAGGAAGCTTGACCTCACCATAGGCACGAGAAATAGCAGCACGTGTGTAGTATCCCGCGCGT